GAAGCTCTGATAATCCGGATAACTGCCGAGTAACAAAGTCAAACTCTTCTTCTTTGTCCATCGCTGCGGTTCGATAAATTGACTTTGAAAGATTAAATTTATCAAGCCTCTTTTGAATTGCGCTGAATATATCTCCGCCCATTGATGCTGCGTTTGTTAGATCGGGTATTTTTAATACTCCTAGCGATTGCTCACTCATAACATGGCGTATATCTTGCGCGGATGATTGGAATTGTTTTACAGCATCGTTATAAAGCTCGACATAGCTACCGCCCCAATATTGTTCCGTTTCTCGCTGATCTTGAGTAAGAGTTGCACCATTGAACTTTAATACTCTTGAACTATGAAAAACAGTTCCGTTATTTGTCGTGTAATATTCAGGTTCTTGGAAATTAACATCGTACGGGTCTTGAATTAATCCAGTTGATTGCAGGTTATGACGATCAATAACACGAAGGTCTACAAACTTTTTAACCTTTGCTGGATTGAGCGGGTCGGCTGGCGTCATGCCATCTTCAACAATAACAAGTAAAGCCGCGCCACCGTAAAGCCTAGCCCACGATATTGCTGACTTAGACTTATTTTTAAATCCAAGTCGCTCTAACTCAGTAATAATTGCTTTTTGGTTGTCTGACTTTATCGTAATTCCGCGACGCGTTGCGTCCATAGCTGGACGCTCACAAATCTTACGCGCTAGCCAGTCGTAGCGATACATTAAAGACAGAGTAATCCAGTCAATGCGAGAAGCAGCGTAAGAGAATCGACTGTTAATCGCCTTATCAATACCAGCAATCCCCATGCCTGAAGCGCTATTCATCCAAGCATCTAGCTTATACGATCCGTCTACGTTTGCTTGAATTCTTGGCTTATTAGTCATGACAACCTCTGAAAGTGATTTTTTGCATTATAATCTAGCCCCATGCAGAAAGCGAATATCCGCTAGCAAGCTTATTAAACCCGCCGCCTGACGCATCTATTTGGTCTTTGTATTTGCCGACTGGGAATGTTTTATGCTCATCAATAAACGCCTGATTCCAATCGGCTTCTATAATTTTTATGCTTCCAGCCTCGACTTGCACTGCATAAGGTTCAGCTCGAACAGCCTTATCTCCTGTAGCGCGCTCTGATTTTATATTGTAGCCAGACAAGTTCTTTATTGTCGACTCTGACGACTCTTTGCCGCCAGATCCTGGCTCTTGCTCTATCCATATTTCAACAGACAAGCCGTCTAGCTGAGCGACTGATTTTATAGTTTTTTCTCTCGGTGCTGCCGACCACTGCCCACGAACAACATCAAGAACATAATAGTTATTATCAAAACCAATTCCCATTTTTACGCCTGCGGTATATGCGCCTCCAGCATCGGTTCCCGCCTTATCCCAATATCTTACTATTTTTCTAAGCTTGGGTGCTGCTTTTACAATCTCGATATTTTGCCAAGCAAAAAAACCACCTGTTCTAGGCGCTGGGCGTTGCTGAAACTGACCAGCTACCGCCATTGTTCCCATCACCTTCTTATCACGGTCAACAGTTTCACGACTAAACCGCTCAGGGAATAATAACTCACCTTCTTCTTTACGCGGATCTGAAAAGCCTATGCTTGTGACGCAATGGCGGTCTTTTTCATATTCCATTGGTAAGCATAAGTGATCATAACCATAGTCATCTTCAAGGATAAATCCCGATACATCATTCTCATGCAGCCTCTGCATTACGATTACTATAGCGCTTTTATCTGGGTTGTTTAGCCGCGTTGGTAGCGTTTCTTGAAATACTCTAAGTGCTGTTTCTCTGTGAGCGACAGAAAGCGACGCTTCAACGCTGTGAGGGTCATCCCATACAACGCGGTCACCCCGCTTACCCGTCATTGACGCAACGGCACACGCTTGACGCCACCCTGTTTTGTCATTTTCGTAGAATGTTTTCTGATTCTGATCGCTGACTAATGCTGTTGGCCATCTTTCTTGATACCAATCTGACATTATCAGGTTTCTCATTTTGCGGGTGTCGCGAACTGCTAACCCTTGCTCATGCGATGCGCCAATCATTCTTATGTGCTGCATATCTCTTGGACCCCATTCCCATGCAGGCCAGAACACGCTTGTCAGTGTGGATTTCATTGTGCCTGGGGGGATATTTATAAGCAGCCTGTTTAAATCGGCGTTCGTAATAGCTTCAAGGTGTTCACAGATGGCATCGACGTGCCAACCATGAATGTAGGGCTGACCAGGCTCAAGAACATGCCAAGACCGTTTAACGAACTCTGCTAATGATCTTGAGCAAAGCTCCTTTTCAATATTAATCCAATCTCGATTACTCAGCGCTAGATTCACGAGCGTCCATTAATTCTTTTAGCGCTTGCGTGGATAACTTTGATGCGTCTAGTTCTTTAGGCGACATGCTGCCATCCGTGCTCGTATGATCAACGCCCTGAACCTCTTTCCAGCCCATCTGAGTTTTAGCCCAGAACATAGCAGCGCGTATGCAGTCCGAATGCGTAGCGCCTTCTTCTAGCGCTTTGCCGCTTGCCGCTGTGTATAAGAACTTGCCAACCTTCAGCGATTTTCTAAGCTTAGCGTTATCCAATTCATCACGATAATACTTGTGCAAAATAGGAACGCAAATCCCCAAGAATGCACAAATCTCTTCTTGATTTACACCGAATGAGGCAAGCGCATCTACTTGCGCGGCCATCTCATCTGTTTTTACGTGCTCTCTTCCTGATGCCATACTACACCCGCCAATCTTTAAACGTTATTAACTCTTCGGTCCATGCCAAACCTTCAACATCAACACCATCAAACAGCGTTAGCTTGCACGTATAGCGCCCGGGTAATATCGTTGCTACGTGGCCAAGCTCAACTTTTAAAACTGTGTTATTAGTCTCAAATGATAGTTGAGAATCATCTGTTGAATAAGTAACCGCAAGCCCGTCACTAAAAGCAACGCTAGGTATGTACAGCTCTGCTTTAGTGATCGAATTATCAGGTACAGCGACACCGTCAACTTGTAACTGCCAAGTTATTTCGTTATCGCGCCCTAGATACACGGTGCTCGTTGGCGTTGTGTTGAGTATACCCTTTCTTCCTGACGGAATAGGAATGATTGGTGATGCTGCAACAACACTCACAACGCGCGATGCCGTTCCAACATTCCCCGCCGCATCTGTTACGCTGTAGCTGAGCGTATATGACCCGATTGTATTACCATCGACTGAGCCAGTAATAGTAATATTGTTTGAAATATCACCGTCTACATTATCACTCGCTGTAACTGTTGTGCCGAGTACGTCTGAGTAAGTATCACCCTCGTTTATCTCGATTGACGCGCCGCCAATTAAGGTAATGACTGGTATTACATCATCAGCTTTTGTTGTGCTTGTTGCTGTGCCACTTACGCCGCCAACAGTTATGACAGAACTTACAGGATCGCTATGTATAGCGCTTGTTGTGTGATGAACTCTTATTTGATAGTTAAGCCTAACATTAGTATTCGACGCTGTAGGTGCGCCCCATGTTGAGCCGTTATCTGTTGAGACTGAATAAGTGCCGTCTACAATAGAAACGGGAATATCAACGCCCGCATCAACACCTTGAACCGTGAACGCTGCGAATGTTACCGCGTCAGATAATGCTTGACCTGTAATCGGCGGAATTGTAAAAGCGTTTGGTGTAGTATCAACGGCTGACAGCGTTGTAAATGTAGTTTGTGTGCTTGTGCCGACTGAGTTTATGTTTTTCGGTCTAATGTTTAGCGTGTAAAGCGTATCTTCAGTCAAGCTCGGAATAGTTAGTGGCGAGGTACACGCAATCCACGCGCCACCAATATTGTATTCATAGCTTGTGACATCAGCGCCAGGATAACTAAAATTGACCACCGCGCTTGTGCGGTTTGGTATGATCGAGTCGATAACGACTAAATCATTGGGTGTATCAACCTGATTATAAACTGTAAATGTTTGAGCAGGTGATCTTGCATAGCCGTCTTGCGCGTCCAAATAAAACCACGTAAACACTTGATCGTCTGGGTCATTCTCTGCGCCATCAATCGTCAATAATCCGTTGGTTGCAACGGTTAGATTATGCAAGTCCACTGTTTGCACTGGTGCAATAATCTGATCATCTGCACCGATTAAATCAGGGCCAACACCTGAAAAATCTTTGTAGAATGCTTCAGCGTGTGGTGTTGTTTGTGTGACAGTATTATGCCCTGCCTTATTACCTAGCGTGACAGCGTACGCATTAGACGCCAAGCCATCGACTGTTAGTATTAAGTCATGCTCAGCGCCAATTTGTAAGCCACCAGTGATTGCATCTGCTGTAAACGTATCGCTGTCAACTACAGTAATGCCCGTTAGACTTTGACCACCAAGCGTTGCTGTTATTGTTGATGCGCCTGCGAGGTCTACCGCATTGTCTGTATTGACTGTTAAGGCGCTATCTAAGTTAAACCCTGACACGCTCGCTATCTGGTTACGTACTGCAACAACATTCACACCTGTAAACGATAAAACTACGCTTGAAACTGCGCTGGCTGTCGTAAACTGTGCCGAGCTAACCACGTTAGAGTCATTAGCTGCTGCGTCAGTGTGCGCATAGTGCAGATAGTAACTTGTTGCTGCT